CGGGTCAGCACGCCGAATCAGACGCACGCATTTGGGACCACAAGAAGAAAAGCTGAGCGCCAAGCTCGACTTTTACGCGCGATCGACCACGGCTGGCATCCAACCCAAAAGCAGGAATCCGTCCGCGAGGAGGCCCAGGTCCTGGTTGACGCCCTCCTGGAGGTCGATGAAATCGGGAGCGTTCCGATACCGGCTTCGGGCAAAGCCTACGCCCGGATGCGCGGCATGGGGGCCCTCCGGGGCAAGGAGCAGTTGCGGATGCGCATGTGTCGCGACCTGGGCGATGCGGGCAAGCCGTTGAAGGGGTTCAAGAATTACGACGGCAGCGCCTTCACTGGCAGGAAGAAGCAGGAGCACATGGATAGCGCCCCGGTGAGCCGTGCGCTTGAACGGCACCACACGGAGAAGACCCGGTTCAGTGGTGGCAAATACGGCAAGGGCGTGACCTCGAAGGGCAAGACCTCCGGCAAGTTCCAGATGCCCGGTCAGTGGGCGGTCAGCAGCGCCATCAAGTCCTAAAAGGCAATGTCAACCTCTCAACCGTGCCATTTCCGCTTTGGCCCGTGTCGCCCATTCTGGCTCTGGCCCTGTGTCTTCGGCTCTAGCCTTAACGCGTTCGGCCAGCACCCGCAGCTTCTCAGCGATTCTAAGCGCGTTGGTCAATTTCTCGCGGTCTTGCTTAGTGGGCGTGGCGGGCATGGCCAAACGTATCCGTTCAGCCTTCAACCGCGCCTTTTCGGCCTTTTCGGCTATGTAACGCGCCTTGTCGCGTTTGCAAGCTTTCTCAAGGTCGAATGCTTCCTCAGGGGTCAGGACTCGTTGCGGTGGCTCGTCAACGAAACGATAGCGGTCAAACCTACCGCTAGAACTGGTTTGGGCATTCTGTGCCTTTATTTGCTGTGCCAGGCGCTCGACCGCCTTCGTCGTGGAACTGCCAGAGGTCGCTACCGCCCCAAAAAGGAGTCCATAAGCAACTGATATATCCATAATTTGAGTGTAGCACAAATCCGTAAACGTGTCAACAAAGATTTTTAGTTTTTTTGCGCAAGAGTTAGCTGCTGCCGTCTTTGAAGGTGAAGACCCCAAGACTTTCTTGCGGCGGTTGTCGGTGCAACCGCGCATCTTGCGGGTCCAGCAGGACGGCAGTAATCCTGGCTGGGTCAATATCCCGGTCCTGGACCAGCCGGGCCGGATTGGGCGGTTCGTGAACATGATGAAGCTCACACCCAGCCCAAAACCCGACCTCAAGGAGCGCTTACATTTTCTACTCCGACACCGCAAAGGCTATCGGCCAGGGGACATCTTTGATTCGCCGTGGGGCCGGTTCGTAGTTACGGATATGATGGGCCTCAAAGAGATTTGATGCATACTGAACAGTGACGCTATGGCACTCGCAGACATGCCAAAACAGACAGAAGCGCTGAACGCTGCAATTGAGCGCTTGGGTAAACGTGCGCACGGCACGGGACAGGACATGGAAGCCCTGAATAAATCAGTTTTCAGTTTTACCAATTATACCAAAGCGCTTCTTTCTCTGGGTGTTTATGAAGCGGTTTTGAAGCCGTTTAGTACGTGGGCTGTGCAACAAGTCAAAAGTCAAAAAGAACTGATTCAGGGCGTTAAAGAAAGACTAAATAAGGAACAGCAACATCTGGAAAACCTGGTAACGGAGCGCAAGTTTATGCTTGAGCGTGGCGCGTTTAGTAAAGATGCGTTGGCCCTGCAAAAACAGGCGTTAGACTTGCAAACGTTTGAAGTCTATAAACTCCAAGAGGAGGCCAAGTTCAGGATCGGCATCGTTGAAAGTTTTGGCAAGTTCGCCAAAGTTTCTTTGGTGACAGGGGCCATTACCCTCGCCTGGACTGAAAAGATGCTTAGAACTTCACACGAGTTGAACCGCGCCCTTATTTCAACTGACAGTTCGTTGGGCAACCGGCTGGACCTGATGAACAAGGTTCTCGGTGTTCAGCAGGAATTGGGCGCAGATACGGGCACTATGGCGGAAGCGGCCAAGGTCCTGGTCGAGTACGGAGCGCACCTGGGTCCGGCTTTTGGCCAGAGTTTGAAGACCGTGGTGATGCTGCGCGACGGCCTGGGCGTTGCCGCCTCCACAGGCGCTGAACTGGTTACCATCTTCACGCAGCAGTTAAAAACGGGGGCCGAGCATATCGGCAATGTCATGGCCCAGGTCGCGCACCAGACCGGCCTCTCGGCGGAGAGAGCCGCGCAGTTCGCTATTGAGATTGGCAAGAGCCTGCGGCTTCTGGGGCCTGGGTTCAGGTCCGAGGCGGCGGGCGTTACGGCTGTTATTGAAAAAATGGCTGCACGGATTAACAAACTTGGCGGCAACGCGCATTCGGTGATTGATATGTTTCGGCGCATGAGCGGCGGCAAAGCGGAAGCATTTTTTCTGCGCGGACTAGCTGGCGTTCAGTCTGGACAGCTTGGTACTTCGGCAGGCGCAGAAGCGGCCATGCAAAATCTTGCGGCACAGCTTAGAGCGATGGTGGGTCCAGCGCCAACGACTGGGGCTGGGATGGAATTTTATCAGGCAAAAATAGAGGGATACGCCGAGGTTATCGGCATGACCTCTAATGAGCTTGTCGATTTTCTGGACGTAATGCGCGAGTCCAACCGAACAGTTTCCGAGGCTAAGACCTTGGCCCAGGCTTATCGGGAACAGACAAACCTCATCGGTGATTCTTGGAAACAGATGCGTGAGGCACTTTCATCGATGATGACGGAGGCCCTGCTGCCGGTTCTAAAGTATATCCAGCCTGTGGTGCAAGGTATTGCGGATTTTGCTAAATGGTTGGCTAAATCAGAAACGTTTGTTGATGTCTTGAGCATTGCCGTGCCGACCGCAGCGATTGTAGCGTCCATTGGAATAGGGCGCTTGGTCATTCAGCTTGGCAAATTAGCGCTTACGTCGGAATTTGTTGCCGATACCGTTGGTAGAAGGGCTATTTCGAGCATGGCTTTAGGTATAAAAAACATGTGGAACGCTATTGCCGCCCAAAGAGCAGGACATTTTTTGCCGGGCGCGGCAATGTCCATTGGCCGGGGCGGTTTTACAACCGTTCCAGGTTCTGCTCTAGGCGTGGGGCAGACCTTGGGCTGGATGGGACCGGCAGCAGGAATTTTAGCGGCAGGGGCGGCAGGGTGGGCGGCGGGCGCTGTCATTCGGAAGCTTTTGCCGGACACATGGAACGATAAAATTGGCAAAATTCTCTATCATGTTGCTGGTTGGCATAGCGAAACAATTAACGAACGGGCTGCGCTACAAACGCGTATCGGCAATCGATCTACGATCCATTGGGAAGAGGAAGCGAGTGAAGTGCTTGCTAAATTTGTCGCAGCCAAGGCTACTAAGGAAGAATTAGACAGTGCGATTAACACAGCTTACGCCGCAGGAGCACAAAAAGGTATAAGCGCGGAAGCCATTATGTCGAGTATCGCGGGCCGTGCCTGGGACGTTACTATGGACCGCGTTAATCGTGATGAGATGCCAAGTTTTTGGGCAAAGGTGCAAGGAAGGCCCAGAACAAAGTCTGAACAGGCTCAAACTGAATACGACAAAGCTACGCTTGATAGTTTGGCTATTCAAACGCAGCAGTTGGCACAGCAGAAAAAGATCAGTGCGGCTTCTGTGCAACAGGCCGAAGCCGCAATGGTTCGCGTTCGCGCAATGGCAGAGGCCAGAGACGCAGCCTTATTCGACGTGAACAGCCTGGAAGATGCGACAAACAGTGATTCCTACAGGCACTGAAACTTATGCCGAAGCAAGCCGCAGACCCGACAAACATCCACCGTCAAAGAAGTGAAAAATTCTGCGGACGACTAACCGTGCTTGAAGCTCAAAATGGTCTTGGCGGTCTTGATGCTCCTTACGGGGCTGTGACGATCGCTTTCCCAGCAATGCCAGACGCGATTGAATTGGTTCGCAGGGCTGACTACGTTGTAAGCAGCCCAATCGGTTTCCCGGACGGCATTCACATGTATAAAGGCACAGCCCCATTGGAAATCCCCATTAGTTTCAAACTCCATGCCTTTGATCAGGAATATTGTCCTAACGGCGTGAAAACGCTGCTGCAAATCGCTGCGAACCTGGAGGCTCTCACACTGCCTTTTGGTGATTCAAAAATAGCCAGGATAGCGGGTACAGCAGCGGAGAAAGGCCAACCAAACGATCAGTCTCACGCGGCTTTGCGCCAAGGTTCTGCCACGTCCTCGGTCACATTCAACGAGCCAGCAAACATTTATCCACCGGCAACCTGCTATTTGGAACTGATCACGACTGAGCCTAATTCGGTGGGTATCGTTTGCGTGGGTTACGTGAAGGAAGTCAAGGCTCGGCTCGTGGGACCGTTTTTGCGCGGGCCTGGCAGCAGTCAAAATCTGCCCATTCACGGTGAATTTGAGTTTACTTTTGTCCACCATCCAGGCCACGGCAATAATTGGACAATTAAAGCGAATCAGGATCACGGCTTTAAGGAGCAGCAGGCTTACGCACAAGTTGTGCAAAAAAGGCTTTACAACACCCGTTCATTGTCGACCAACATGAACAATTTCCACGGCTTCAACGATTAGGTTGTTCTTTAGGGCATGAGGTCAATTGAAAGCTTTACAGCCAGACAAGCGAAAGCGATGGGCTTTTTGCCGCATCCTGGTGTATCGAAACGACAGCAGCGCTGGAATCGGTTCAAGTATCGGTTTGTAAAATGGGCCACGCATGGCAGGGTGCGGCTTCAATTCAGAAAACTGCCTCCGCGCCCGCTATGGTCGATCGAAATCGGGGTGGATCAACCGACCCACGACGAAGCGGTGCACGACGCGATGCTCAACAATTAGCCAATTGCGGTCGGAGCCTCCTTGCGGTGGTTGGCTGCCATTGCCGTCCGTTACCAGCCGCCTGACGGGCTTATTCCCACCGATACGTCGTCCCCGCCGCCAGCGTCTTCTCCGCAATGAGAGTGTAGTCGGCGTAATTGGCAGCTTCTGGGGCGTGGGATACGACGAACACCAGAATGCCGTATTTTGCGGCAATTTCTCTCAGGTAATTTAGCACAGAACGACGGACGACTTCGTCTTGGTTTGAAAGAATTTCATCGTACCAACGGTAGCCGATGCGGTGGCCAACGCCGCCAACTTCGGCCAGGGTCTCGGCGATAATGAGGTTATTCAGGCCGCCTTCGCCCTTGGAACTGCCCTCGACCCGTTCGCTGCCCAGTTCGTTGCGCACGCTGATGACCAACTCGGATTTGTTTGCCCCGGTCTTTAACTGGCGGCTGGTGCTGTAGCTGACGGCCAGGGTTCCGCCCGAAAGCACGGCGCTTACGCGGCGGGACGTGGCGTTGAGTGGCCCGAGGGCGTCGCCCAGGATCATATTGGTGATGCCGGTGGGGCCGAAGGCTTCTTGCCAGTATTGGACCACGCGCAGCAATTCTTCGCCCTCGACCACCTTGGCGGCAGTCGTTTCAACCGTCGTGCTGGCTTTTTTAACCGCCCGCTCGCGTTCCTTGATCTGCGTCTCGAAGCGCGTGACTTCGGTTTTATCCGGCCCCTGCTCCAACCGGACTTTTTCCTGCTGGTCCTCGGCTAGGGATTCCTGGTCCGGGGCTTGGGCCGTTTCCAGTTCCTCGTATTCCTGGCTCAGTGCCTCGATGGGCACTTCGGCCTTGACCTCATCGAGCGTGGTCTTAGCGGCCAGCCATTTGTCCTGGGCCTTGGCTGCTTCTAGTTGCTTGACCTTCACGGCTTTAGCGGCGGCATTGAAGCTTTTCTCCTTAGCCTCCACGTCGTTCTTGTGCTCGGCGATGGAGGTTTCAGCCCGGTCCCATTTCTTGCCGCAGTTAGGGCACGCGTTGGGTGTCTTTTTCGCTTCATCCAGATGCCGCCTGGCGAAGTCCAAGCTGGCCTTGGCTGTGGCTTCCTTGGAACGGAGCGCCGCCCACGTGCCGTTCAGTCCATCCTTTTCCTCCTGCGCCTCGTTCAGCTTGATTTCGAGCGCCTTTTCCTTTTCGGCGTTTTGGGCCACGCGTTTGTCGATTTCCTTTTTGATTTCCGTCATCCGCGCCGTTCGCTGGCCGATGCGGGCGGTTACTTCGGCGATGCGCCCGGCAATGAGCTTTTGATGCGTCTTGGCCTGCCGAACTTCCTCGTCGTAAACGTTTTTAGCTTCCGCCAGGTTCGCCCGCGCCGTTTGCAACTCGGTTTCCAGTTCATTGACGTTGGCTTTGGCGTTCTCGACGCCCTCGCCGTCGTTCGCGATTTGTCGTTTCAGTTCGTTGGCTTTGTCGTTGGTCGCCTTCTGATAGAAATCCCAGCGGGGCTGAAGGAGAGCGCTCATCAGCAGGTTCACGGCCTTGCTCTCGCTCAGGTCACTGAACCGCAGCACGTCGCCGTCCAGATGAACCGTCCAGGCGCACAAGTCGGGCGGCACCGTGACGATTTTGGCTAGGTCGTCACGGGTGTTAAGGATGTGGTCCCGCTGAACGTCCGCGCCGTCGTAATTGAAACGCAGGCCCTCGCCGGTCGCGCTCAATTCCGGGCACTTGAAGCCCATCTCCACCTTGAGCGGTTTGCCCTTGTGGAGGCACTCGACCGCGACGTAGCTGTTGCCTTTGCCGTGGGCGCTGTAGTGCCCGAGCATGGTATAGCGGCCCCGAAATCCAAAGAGTGCCCGGCTAAGGGCCTCTCCAAGTGCGGTTTTTCCAGCGCCTATTGAGGCCATTTTGCCGCGTGAGGCAGCGTTGATGCCGCGAACCAAAACGAGTCCTCGTTCAGGAAATTCAACGGTTGTCTGCCGGACGGTGGTCCAGTTGCGAAGCGTAATCGATTTCAGCACGGTGTCGGCCATTTCCGGTAAGAACACGGTAGTTACAGCGATGCGACCTGCTCAAATCTTGGTGGAAATGCTGCTCGACGAAACCGTGGCAGCCTTCGGCATTCTCTACGGGCCTGGGTTGCCCGCGCAGGGCTATTATGTGACCGGCAGCACTCTGGATCGGATGATCAGCAAGATGGCCCGCGCCCAGGGGGTGCCCGCAACCGGCAGTGCCAGCGCCTGTTTGGATAAGTTGATGCGGCGCGGTTTTTCTTTTGTTTTCCGCAACGGGCGCACCATTTGCGTTTACGATGGCGGCAATGATTTAACCCATCTTGGGCCAAATACGGCCAAATTGCTCCAACTTACTCCTACTACGGCAGTTCAAGTTTTTACAGAGATAGGCCGGAACCCTGAAAGCAGCACGGTTGCCAAGACTTTTGGCTACGCCGGAAGGGATGCAGGCCAGGGCCGCGATCGACGGTATCTGCCAAAACCAGGAGAGGAAGCCCGTTATGCTAGATTTCAGCAGGCTCAGGCTCGGCAAGCTCAACAACAGCCTGTAAAGAGTGTATGGGGCAGGTTCAAGAACTGGGCTGGGGCGCAGGCTCAAGCTGCGCAGGTCAGGCAGCAGCAACAAAAATAGTGATTGTTTACAGCACAGCCGATGCGCGGGTTTGAAAAATTTTTGCGTCCGGTCCTCCTTTTCGAGGACATGACGTTCGACCAACTGTTTCGATACAGCGAGCCGAAACGCGTGAAGCGGTCGCTGACCGTTCGAGGACCACCGCTGGAAATCAACGGCAACTCGGACGCGGTTTACCACATTTTCAACTTCAAATCGTTCCCGTCCACGACCGGCTTGCGACATCACGGCTACGTCCGGTTCAAGAAGCCCAAGGGCAATCCGCGCAAGCCGCTCCAGCACATCCCCTGCGAAGTCGATTGCAGTTGTTTTGCACCGGGCACGCCTGTCCTGATGAGCGACGGCACTTACAAGGCAATTGAGAACATCCGAATTGGAGACACTGTTTATACGCATAAAGGGCGTGTGCGCAGAGTATTGAGCGTCAGGCCCAGGGCCGTAAAACATGGTGAAAACGTTTACGAATTGGAGATCAGCGGCTTTCCAGGTTCTATTTTGGTTACGGGCGAGCACCCTTTTTACGCTTTGCGCGGCAATGAAGTGTGCTTGTGCGGTTGCGGCTTGCCTCTTTATGGCCAAGGAACCGGAGCGTTTAGAGCAGAAACTAAAACGTTTTCACCGGATTTGATGCTGGCGAAAAAATACCGGCCTGGTCACAGCATTAAAGGACAGCGCCTGGAAAATACCGGTGGTGGATACTTTGACTGGATCAAAGTGAACGATTTCAGGCCCCAGGAGTGGTTTTTATCGCCTTGGCTGGAAGAAGGCCCAGGCCAAGTTGACCCAGACCTTGCTCGTTTGCTGGGCTACTATGTTGCGGAGGGCTGCTTGCCAAACACCAGAGGACGGGCTGTGCGCTTGACTTTCAACCAAAACGAATGGGATACATTGGTAGCCGATGTGGTAGCCATTGCTCGTAAACTGGGATACGTTTGCTCAGCAAAAAAGAGACACCACAGCGGTCGGCACTGGGTTGATGTTTCAATTTTGAGCAAGGAGTTTAAGGAGTTTTGCCGGATGCACGCCGGGCAAGGCAGCCTTACCAAGCGGCTATCGGTGGAGGTAATGTCCTGGAACAACCGTTTACAGCATGAGTTATTTACCGGTATGGTGCTCGGTGATGGCTGGTGCGACCCAGAAAGAGGCATTAAATACCTGACTTCGAACTTTGACTTGGCTGCCCAGGCGGCGCTAATCCTTAGCCGGTTGAAAGTGCGCCATACCGTGTCGCTGCACGCTAAGGAAAAACCGGGCAAGAGAAGGCATTACCAGGTGTTGATACCCAAGGGTCAATCTGCGGGCACGATTCGAGCGTGGCTTATCAGGTATCAGCGTGAGAAAGACAAAAAGTTTGAGAGTGGGGAGCGGCTCCATCGGTTGCATTACAGCCGCAACGAAGGCCAGTTGCGAGGTCTTCGTAAATGTGTTAAAACGAACTATACTGGATTGGTTTATGACCTGACAATTGAGGAGGACGCCTCATTTATCGTCTGCGGTGTTGCTGTCCACAATTGCCCGGATTTCCGCTATCGATTTGCCTGGGCCGACAAGCAGCGCGGCGCGGCCCGCATCGGTGTTCAGAGCATGAACCAGTGTATTAACCGGGCACCCCGCAAGACTAACCCCGGTAACGTTCCCGGCCTGTGCAAGCACATCCTGGCGACGCGGGACTACATTTACGGGATGCTGGCCAAGTTCCCTGGCGGCGAGCCAGATACGGGCGAGAAGCTGGCGCAGTTGGTGCAATACGCGAACAAGCGGTGGGCTAATTTCGATACCCTGATGGCCAAGGCTAAGGACCAGGAGAAGTGGTATGCGGCGGTGAAACAGGCCGCGAACCAGGGGCAGGCCGGGAATATCGACCTCATCTACGATCTGTACCAGCGCAAGGGCGGGCAATTTATCGGCGTTCCCGCAGGGGTTCCACCGCGAGGCGGTCCTTTCGGTCCTGCTTTCAATGTGCCCGACGAAGAGCCGCCGCCCTTGCCGCCCCCAGTGCGTCCGCCACGCCCGCCTCGGCCAGGCCCCGTGCTGCCTGCCGCAGGCAAGCCCACGACTAAGCCGCCGACGGCCCCGGCACTGGCGGTGCCCCCTGGTCAGCGTGGTCGAGGCTTACCTCCCGCTTCACCGCCTGCCAAGGTCCCGGCCAAACCCCCGGTTAAGCCAGCGGCCAAGCCCCCGGCGCTGCCTGCGAAGCCTGCGCCTAAGAAGCCAGCGCCCGCGAAACCTGCGCTCCAGCGACCGATGTTTCTGAAGAACAATCTGCCTATTGGCCGCAAATCGGGCAAGCCAGCAGGCGCAACCACTCCGCCCGGTAAACGCGTCCAACCAAAACGGCCCCTGCGCCCGGAAAGCATCGAACGCTTTCTCGCGACGTGCGTAAGTAGAGTAAACGGCTCCAGCGATGGGGCGAATGATACTGTGAGTATGAAAGCACTCAGCGAAGCCATTAGACTGATCGAAGAAATCGAGCACGACGAAGTCGAAACTCCGAGCGCGATCGCTGGCGAGATGGCTGCGGTGGAATCCCCTCCCCCGAGCGAGCCGCCTGTTAGCGATGATGCTGTCGGTGCCGACACCGAAGGTAACGTAGTTCTCCAATTGCTGGCGGACATCAAAGACCTCTTGTCCCAACTGGTGGGGGCTGAAGAGGGCGAAGGCGAGTTTGGTCCCGAGGGTGAACTGCCTCCAGGCGAAGAAGGCGAGTTTGGTCCCGAGGGTGAACTGCCTCCAGGCGAAGGCAGCGAGGAGGACCGCATTCCTGTTGACGCCATCCCCGAGCCGGATGAGGACGAGGACGAAGAGGAGAAGGAGGAGGAGGAAGAGGGTCGTCCGCCCCGGCACAAGCCTGAAGGTGAAGGCGATTAACCGGGCTGAGTAGAGCCGCAACGACAGAAAACTTATGATCTATCCTGGTGAATATGTGACTGGGCTGGTCCGAACGACCAACGTTCAGTGCCCGGTCGTGGGCGGCTACATCACGGCTCGGTTGCAGGTTCAAGGCGACCTGGTTCACTCGGCCACGAGCGACGGCTTGAACGAATCGGGCTACAATGCCAACTCCACGATGGTCGTCGTTGAAAACACGGGGCAGAACAAGGTCACGATGCAGTTGCTGGGGACCAATGACTATACGTCCGGTCCCCGCGAAAATCTCGGCGGCACCTTGACCGTGGTGCCTTATGGCAAGAAGAGCGTGACCGTGACTCCGCGTCACACCTACCTGGAGGTTTTCACGCCCGCAGGCACAAGCAGCTTGCGAATGCAGCTTTCGTCGCGGTTGCGCTGGGACGAGTTGGCCTTCGACAAAACCGACGCCTACTACCCGTCGTTCCTCTGGAATGCCAAAAATCCGATCGTGGACGCAGTCGCGCCTTAACTGGGCACGACCGCTTTGCTGGGGTCTTGCACGGTCAGGAACACGCCATCGCTGGTAGTCTTGCCCGCGCCCTTGGTCACGCTGGAGCTTTGGGCGTCCCGCACGTTCACATCGTAGCCGGGCGCGTTTTGGTCGTCCTCCACGGTGTCCACCCCGTAAGCCGAAAGCGAATTGTTTCCCGCCCGTGCCACGCGCATCTCGCCGCGCTGGAGAATGTAAACGGAATTTAGTTCCCCCTTTTCGACTATGTGCTGTGCCGTGCCCACCAGGTAAAGGCCGCTCCACACCGAGATATTCTCGGCGTTGGGGTCGATGTTGACGCGGAGCAGTTCGCCGGGCCGCAGAAAGGGCGTCTTGCTGGTCTGCATCTTGATTTGGAAGCTCTCCGCCCGAGCAAACTCGTAGGCGTTCTGGCCCTTGGCCGTGGCCCCGGCGTTCTCGTCGCGTATCTGGATGCGGTGCTCGCGGACGTTGCGCTGCCCGCCAACGATGCGGTCCAGGTGCGGCAGGGAGTTGCCCATGCGGAGCGCCTTGTTTGGGTCGCTGTTAATTTCCTTGGCCTCTCCGGTGTAGGGATCGTAAACGATGACGCGCACACCGGCAGCGCCATCCGGCAGCTTGGCCTGGGCCACGTCCGAGGCGTCCAGGCGCGTGGCCGGGGAGAGGTAGTAAGCGAAATCCTTTACCACGGTCTGGTATTCGACCGTATGGAAATGGAGTACATTGTCCCGGACAAAGAGGTAATAGTTGCCGCGCCCGCGAGTGCTTCGCGCCCGCGCTACCAGGCGCTGGCGCACGAAATCAAAGTCGCCCTGGAAGCTCTGAACCCAAACGCCTTCGCCCTGGGTGTCCTCGATGACGGCGTCGGCCAGGTTGTTGTTTGCGGCCAGGCGGCGGACGATGGAACTGACCGTGCCGCGATACGCCTGGGTCCGGTTGGACCGGTCAATCAGGTGGAGCAGATCGCGGGTGAAGAGCTTAATATAGTGGCCCGCAGCGGGGCCGACGCCTTCAAAGTGCGCCATGTATTGAAGGACGTAGTGCTGCTGCCACGGCAGCCAGTTGATTTGGTTGCCGGTCCCAATACCCACGCGCCAGCGCATGAGCGGGTTGCCGTTGGCGTCCAGGGCCTTGAGCACCTTGTCCAGGAATTGCGGCGTCGTGACCCGGAAGGAGATGTCGGCCTCGTTGTAGCCGAATACCGTCTCGAAGATGCGGGTCTTTTCCTGCGCGTTGACGCTCGTCGCGTAGTTGATCGGCTGCTGCGGCAGGTTGAGGTTAAACTCCAGGTAGGTCAGGCCCTCCGTTGGATTGGATGCGTTGTTAGGCACGTTTTAGCTAGAACTCGTCCACCGAGTCAAACAGTTCGGTAAGCTTTTCCAAAACGTCGTCCTCCAGGCCGATGTTCTGCAATTCCAGCGTGGCCGCATCAGGCCGGTTGATGGCCTCCCAAAATTGGTCCACGGTGTCGGTGCTGTCGAACAGGATTTCGCAATCCTCGGCATCCAGAATTAGGCCCTCCGGGTCGTCGGGCACGATGACGATGGCTTGGCTGTGCCTCACGCTAACGACGGAGGTGCTGGGGCCTTGACCTTTGAGTCGGCTTACCAGGTCGCTGAGTGCTTTCGGCTTGTTCATCTGCTATAGTTACACGGGGTTCAGTAAGGCAAATCTGCTGAAAAGCGCACTGGCGGCTTCATTGTAAGCTGCCGCCGCTGCCTTTTCGTTGTGGAATCATTTTCATCATTTCGGAAGAACGGTATTTATGCTGTGAAGTTTACGGAACGCCGGGAATGGCTGTATGACCCGCAGGTCTTTGGAAGAAAAGACGTGCAGATAGCGCTGCGTATCCACGCAGAAGCAACCCGCAAACATTCGGGGCGTCCGCCCCCTACTTTTATGGAAGTGGACCGCCGCTCGGCCAAGTATGACGCCCTTTGGCATGTTCCGCTCAACGACAGAACGGCGTTTTCCAGGACGATTCCCATTCCGGCTATCAATACCTTCGAGCGCCCGGATTGGCGGCTGACCAAGGTCGGCATTGTCCCCCAGCGCAAAGACAAGTTCACCCTGTCCAACCTGCTTTTGCGGGAGGCCGATTATTTTCCGGTGCGCGGGGACATGGTTTTCTGGAACGGCTACCGCTACATGATCATCAAGGTCGTGCTGGACCCGCTGGGCTACTGGCAGCAGACTAACGTGTGGCTGGGCCTGGTCTGCGAATGCGTTATCCCGCCCGATGGCGATGCCCGACCCCTGCTGGACCTCAGCAATCCGGTGCCGGACGAACTGCTTCAGACCAGTCAGCTTCCGCAGGTATGACTGACCTGGAAAAGGAAGTTGCGGACTGGGTCAAGCAGCAGGTCGAGGAAGATGGCCTGGATGAAGCCGCTCGCAGGCGCATCGAGGATGTCCTGGGGAACTGGCTGGCGTTTACGGCGCGAAAAAAGTCTTCCGCAGGTTTGCCCAAGCAGATTGAGGCATTTCGTAAACGGATTCGACTTCTGGCCGACAATTTGAGCCTTGGCACCGGCCCGCATGGCGTCGTAGTTAAGGCAACCGGTGACGCTGAATTGACTTTGCGCCAGTTGGGGCGCGGCACGGACTGGTTCGACCCGGCGCAGAATGTGCCCGAGATGATCGTGGAAGCAGTTTTTGAATCGAGTATTTAAGAGCGTATGAAGAGAAAACAGATCGCCCAGTTAGTCGAAGCGTGCGACGGCAGCCCGAAGGGCATCGCAGCCGTGGCGAACCAGATCATGATGGAAGAGACGGTCATCAAGGTCGGCGACACCGTTGCTGTCACCGATGACCTTTCGGCCATCGGCGGCATGGTCGGCAAGGCCAAGGTCAAATCCTTTTCGGAGGATAAGCAGTATGCCAACTGCGAGTGGCCCGATGGCCGCGTTGTTCAGGTGCTGACCAACCAGCTTTACCTCGTGGGTGAATAACGCCCGCCGAGTATTTTGCATAGCGGAAAGCCGGTCGTTAACCACGATCGGCTTTCTGTTTCTACAGCCGTCGCTAGTTAGGGTATGCCGAGCGACAAAACGCTGGATGTAAAGCCGGGCAGCCTCGATTCCACATCGATGCGCTACCACGAGTTGTGGTTGCAACGCTGGTTTTACCAGCACTTCTTCGTCCGTGCTGGATACCCAGTTCCGTTGGTATTTTCGACCCCGATGGACGCTTTCAGCCTGTTCAACAAGCTCTGGGCCGACGACCAAAACCCCTTCGCTTACCTGTTCAGCGCCAAGGACGAAAACGGAACGCCTCTCTACGAGCCTTACCCGTCCCCCGTGCGCTACCCGCTCATTTCGATCATGCGCAAGGGTGTTCATTTCCGGCCCTACCAGAATTTTTCCATTCACCGCTGGCGGCACATCAACTGGCCTACCATCAGCGACCCGGCTCCCGTGCGGGGCACGAACCAGACCGGCACTACGCTGACAAAGATGGACCTGGCTCACGTCACCACGAGCCGGATGCCTATGGCCTTCGATTTCAAGTTTCAGGTGGACCACTTCTGTCTGCGCCCGGACACTCAGGCGTTTTACTTAGAAAAGCTGTTGAACCAGTTTTGGCGGACGGGCGGCGGCGCTTTGCAAAGTTGGATGAACGTGGATTACCCCGGTTGGGGCAGGCACTACGTCCGGCTCTACGTGGACGGTGAAATCGACAACACGGTCCCGGAGGAATACGAGGACAAGAACGTCGAGTTTCGTGTCTCGTTTACATTGGTGCTTGAGGGTTTCTCCATCGACGTGAACTACGACATCGAACCGGCCTTGTGGACCCTCATCACATCCAGCGGGACGCCCGAGCAACTGGACAACCTCCTGGCGGTCAACCTGGCCGTGGACCTCCGGCCCACTGGCTACAACCCCATCCTGGAGCACAGCCCGGACATCCCCTCGGCGGGGACGATTCCGCAGCAGATGCTTTACAGCGAGTGGGAGGCCCACGGCACGAGCACCATCGGCTTCGGGGACCAACAGGGCACCGTGGCGGGTATCAACGTCATCGACGGCAACCAGGTGCCGGTCCTGGCCCCTTCGAATGCCCTCTATCGCGAACCTAGCTTTTCCTACGGCTTGCCGTCAACCCTGGCCTTTGGGTATGGCACCGTGAGCGCCGTGTCGCCTCCCGATTGAGGCGGCGTATTTAGGACGTGCAAAGCGTGGAACAGCACAGGAAAGAGGCGGGCATCCGCCGCCGAGGCGTTTTTTGTAAACGACGGGCACCCGAGCGCGGAAGCGTAGTTAAGTCAACTTAGAGACGACGTATGGCAAACATTACAGCGAAAACGTTTCCGGGAGTTTACACCCAGATTCTCGATCAGAGTTTCCTGACGCCACTGACAAGCCGGTTTCGCGCTGGGCTGGTGGGGGTTGCCAGCAAGGGTCCGTTCGACGTGCCGACACCAGTAGTGTCGCTGACCGATTTTATCCGCCAGTTCGGACAGCCTTTGTCGGGTGACTTCTGGCTCGCCAACGCGGTCGCGATGATCAGCGACCTGACGGACGGCATGAAGATCGTTCGCGTGGGCAAGCATTCCACTCCTCTCACCAACGCGGCGGTTGTTACCTCACAGCTTTCGGATACCGGCACGGTTCTGCCGTTCGTCAAGGCGATGGTCCTGGACGGCGGCGTTCAGACGGGTGGCGTCACTTCGCCTGTGGTTTTCGTGAGTATTCGCGAGTTGGGCAAAGTCAGCACTGTTAATGCCCAGGTTGCGACCGTGGGCACCCTGACGGGCGGCTGGCATGGTCAGGACGCGGGCATGATTACTTTCACTGACGCCAACGCCGTTCAGGATTTCTACGATTACGGCCTGGCCACGATGGATTATTCGGTGGGTGCTCCGGCATTTAACGTGGCGGAATCAATCCTCTATGCCTACACCTACGGCACCAACGGCGGCGATTGGAATGATGCGCCGATTTACGCCGGTCCCTACCAGGCTACCATTTCCGGCAACAAAGGTGCGTATCAAGCGGTCCTTTCGTATCCCTCGACGTTCTGGAGCATGTTTCCGGCTGGTACGCTGCTCAAGATCAAGCAGGCGGGCCTCGCGACCACTCACGAGATTCGCGTCAAGCAGACCCTGCCGGATGGCACGATTTACTTCGAAACCACCGATCGCCAGGACATCGGCTTCCAGACGCTGCCGCTTCAGGACAGCTACACGAGCGCCACGGTTCACAAGGTCACCGGGCGCATTCCGTTCCTGTTCCTCAATGCCTCCAGCGCAGGCGAGTGGGCCAACAGCGACGGCATCAGTAACGGTTTGTTTGTCAAGGTGCGGCCCGGTGGTCCCCAGGGCACCAAAAAATTCGAGATTTATGAGAACGGGGCCTTGATGGAAACCATCGATGGCCTTTACCAGGGCAGCGGCACCAATTCCTACACGGGCCGTATCAACGGCTTCTCCCAGGAAATCGTGATCGGTTCCGAAGTAATCCTTGGCAATGGCACGCTGCCGGGTGACATGCAGCCCGCCAACTACAGCCTGGGCTACCTGGGCAACACCGTCCCCATCAATGCCGGTGCGCAGGATTCGGGCGGCAACTTCTACTTTGGGGCGAACGGCGAGGGGGCCTCCGCGACCGACTTCATCGGCGTTTATGACCCTGTCAATGACTACTTCACCGGCATCCAGTCCTTTGTGGACCCGGCGACCAATAACAACGTCCAGATTGACGTGCTTTGCTGCCCCGGCGTCACCGACGCGCAGGCGAACGGCGGCAACGACGTGTTCCCGTGGGACCAGAACTTGGAGCCGTTCAGCGACTCCGACACCACGGGCGTTCATGCCATGATGGTTCAGGTCGCCGCCAAGGTGAATGCTGTGGCGCTTATCGACATTCCTCCGGGCCTCACTGCTCGCCAGGCCATTGATTGGCACAACGGCCAGGGCCTTTACACTGGACGCGGGCGCATTGACAGTCGCAACGGCGCGGTTTACTGGAACTGGTTCACCGTCACCGACCCGTTCACGGCCCAGACCAAGTGGATGCCGCCGACCGTGGGAGCCTTGCGCTGCCTGGCGTTTACGTTCGACTACAACAAGCCCTGGTATGCGGCGGCGGGCAACACCCGTGGCCTTATTCCCGAGGCGCTGACGGTCGAGAACGAACGCGTCAGCGACGACACCAAGCAGGCCATGTATGGCGTTGGCACCGGCCAGAGCGTCAACGGTATCTTCTACATGGACGGTGTGATCAAGCTCTGGGGTGAACGCACGTTGCAAGTTGCCGAGAGCAAGCTGTCGGTGGTTCACAATGTCATCCTGGTCAACTACGTGATCACTAACCTGGCGATAATCGCCAAGAAGTTCGTTTTTGAGCCGAATGATGCCGAGTTGATAACGCAGGTCACTTTGGCTTTTACCGAGTTTTTGGACACGGTCAAAACCGAACGCGGCGTCGAGGACTACGACCTGGTGATCGATAACACCAACAACACGCCTGATACGCGTAATTTGCGCGAGTTGATCGTCAACCTGGCGCTGATCCCCATCGACACCGTGGAACGGATTTACATCACAGCAACTGTCAACAGCAGCGGAGCTACCTTGCAAAATGCAACGAGTGATTAACCCGGAGTAACCGCCTAACGTTATGGCAAGATTGAAATATAAGAACACTTTCGGCAGCCAAATCTCGAAGCTCGATCTTCAGCGCGTCGACCTGTTCAAGGTCACTCTTAGTCTGCCTGCTGCCATCGTTTCTGCTGTCGGTCCCTGGTCTGAGCACGTCGAATTTGCCGTGGAGAAATTCCCTTGGCCCGATCGCAAGGTGGATACGACGCCGATCAAATACATGCAGCAGACAAACCAACTCATCGGCGGCGACGCGGCCACAGGCCCGGTCGAGATTCCGGTGCGCTACGTTTTCGCCCAGCATACGGCGGAACTATTGGAAAAGTGGTTCTACCTCATCAGGAACCCGCTCACGGGCGGCGTGGGTCTAACCTCGCAGGTCAAGTGCATGGGTTACGTCCGCTGGCTCGTGCCCAACATGCTTAAGCAGATCAACGACATCGTGGGTCAGCCGACGCCGGGTGAAGACACGATGCAAGACGGGGCCATTTACACCCTCGAAGGCTGCTGGATTAGCGGCTTGAAGTTCATAGACGCCGACGCGACCACGTCGGGCTACGTCACGATGTCGTTCAGCCTCCAGTGTGACCGTTGGTATCCGGCTAACATCGATGCTCTGACCATTTCCCTCTGATGCGTTTACAGCCTTACAGACCGTTGGGGCTGGTTACCCTGACACGAGTAGTGGACTCTTCGGGCAAAGTCGTGCCGCTGGAGAAAGCAATTCGCTACGGATGGATTCAGCGGGGCGCTGAATCAGCCCCAAACCTCTTCGTGGACCAGGGCCGTCAACTGCTCTGTTACGCCTTTGCGTTTCGCGCTCCGATTCAAAATTTCGTTTGCACAAGTTTTGGTGTTGGCACAGGAACGCGCCCGGCCAAGACTACTGACGTTGCCTTGCAAGCTCCTGTTGCTCTAGCGTCCAGTGCTTATACCGGCCCCATCGATTCCATCGATTTTCTATCCGCTTTCGTAGCGCGGGTTGCCTTCACGCTTGGCCTGGCCGATGCTAACGGGAGCCTTATTACGGAGATGGGCCTATTCTCCGGCAACAACACGCTCATCGCCCGGAGGGTGCGCACGGTGGGCATCAGCAAAACTTCCGACTTCGCGCCGACACTGACCTGGCGGATCAGATTTTGATTAAGCGTAGCGTCAACTTGTTTCTGTAAACGAATTGCTGCACGGTGTTCCCGTCCTGCGCTGAGTAAGTACAGTAGAGCGCTGTGCGTCTGTTAACATAACGTTTGCATACTTGCAGCTATTAACAATTCTGTCAAATGATAATCAGTGCTGTGGACGGCCAAGTTGTGGGTGAAACGCAAAGCGTCATGTTTACGCTTTTGCAGCAAGGCCCAGTATCTGCTCAGATTTTCCTGAAAAATTCAGGGGTCAATGTGCTTTCCTATGATTTCCAAACTTTTAATGGCACGTCCTGGGTGGACCTTGGCACTGCCGGGAGTGATTTTTACAACACGCTGATGCCCAACGAGGTCATCAGTCTCCAAGTGGATTCGACCTTTCCGCAGGTCCAGTTGCTGGCCAATGCGTCGGGCGGTGCGTTCCTCGATTTTTCCGTTACGCGCTTTTGGAATCGCCAGGCCGGAGGCGCTCTGCCCATCTTGGGCCTTTGAAGATTCAGTGCCGCGAAGGCTAGATTTACTACGCTCTGGCACCCGCGTATCGCGGGCAGCCGCGCTATTATTTCGTGCGGGCCTCCGGTCACAGGCAGGAGCGGGTCAGCGTTGAGGACCTCCATGCCGTGTTCCGGGACTTGGAGCGCGACCCTGTTGGGCGAGGCCGTTAATACTCACGCTCAGTGCTGGTAGGCACGTCTTCCTCGTCCCCCTGGGCATCCGTGCGCCCGTGATAGAGCCGAAACACCGGGCGGTAATACTCCATGAACTGCGGCAGTTGCAGTTCCAGCACGCTCTTGATGGGCGGCATCTGGATGGGCGCGGCGGGCGGAACGCCGGGCACCGCATTGTTGAGGAGGGTGAGGTCCAGGTCGGCGTAGAACCTCTCGCGTAGCCGGGCCGGTATTTGGGCTTCGATGGCCAGGAAGGCTTCGTTCAGGTTCGCGTTGTTCGGCACGGCTTCAAAGAGCTTGCGCGTGGTTTTCGGCCCCCAGCCTCGAATGCCCTGGATGCCATCCACCTTGTCGCCGATGATGGCCAGGGCAATGGCGACTTGTTTTGGGTCTTTGATGCCCCAGCGGTCGCGGATGGCCCGGAGCGACAAGATGCACTTCTTGTTCAGGCAGTAGTAGTGGACATTTATCGCGGCCAACTGCTGGAGGTCTTTGTCACCAGAAGCCACGTAGATGGCATCGGCGTCGCTCTGCCGGGAGGCGGTCGCAACTACGTCGTCGGCCTCGAAATGCCGCACGGAGATGTGGGTCGGGTTAAAGAGGAAAGTGAGATAATCGATGAGCGTCTGCCGGGTGTGGTGGTATTCGGGCGGCTTCGCTGCGCGGCCTTTGTCGCGCTTCTCTTCGCCGTCCCAGCCAAAGAGCAGCCGGTCCACCTTGTCGCCCAACCGATCGTTGTTTACGTTCAGGAGCGAGAGGACGGTACAAAGCGTTGCCCGGATGGCGTCCTGGGGGCTGCCGTCTGGCTTGGCCATGATTGCATACCAGGAGCGAGCATATAAAGAATTTCCATCGATCAGTAAATCCACCATGCGTAGTTGTGGTATTCTAAAAAGCTACCGGGCGCGGCGATCTAGCACTCCTTACATCTTTAACGGCATCGACCGTATCGATTCTAGTCGTGGTTATACGGCCAAGAACACCGTGCCGTGCTGCAAAGCCTGTAATTACGCCAAGCGCACGATGACCGCGCAGGAGCTTAAGGTATGGCTGCGCCGGGCCGCTGCGCACTTTCTTGGCATGACTTAGGTCAACCATGCTGCTTAGCGTTTTCTTCCCGGACCCGTTCGTTGCGCCATTCGATGAAAAGGTCGAGAACGTGGTCGGGGACTTTCCAGAGGTCCACGCTGAACCCTTTGCTTTCGTCCCAGCAAAGGTCAAAGATTTGTCTCCACCGGCTTTCGAGCCGCCCCCATGCGGCCCGAACGAAAAAACTCCTGGTCCAGCACGAGCCGGTGAAACCAGCCGTGTCCACACTCGTCGCACTTGTGAGGCACTTCCTGGCTCAGGTGGGGCGAAGAGGCTTCGATAAAGTCTTCAAGCTGCTTGGCGTCGTGGGGCGAGAGTGCTAGATACCACTCCAGCAATTCCTCAATGCGGTCGGGCTGGCCGTCGTTGACGGAAACGATGGGGGCCAGGACGTGGGCAATGTGGCTGTTGATGCGTTCCCGGTCTTCGGGGGAACGGGCTGCAATCGCCAGTTCGTCGCGCACGCGCAGGGGCCGCACGTTGACCTTGTCCTTGCTTTCGGCCAGGGTAACCAGGTCGGTGCCGTTGTAGTCGGCGGTCTTCGCGCCGATGGGCTTCAATTCGCCGGGGACTGCGATTTCGGACAATTCCTCCTGCCCGCATTTGGGGCAGGAAGTGGCGTATTGAATCTTGTTCTGATTGGCGATCGAGCGGGCGACCAAGAGCACGGTGTTTACGTCGCCGATTAGAAAGTCCTCCAATTTGCAGCCATTCAGGTTGCAGACCTTGGCCATCAACTGATACAGCAAAATCTCGCGCTCTGGGCCAGAAACTTTTGTGGCCGATTCGCTGAGCCACGCATCGATGGTGGAGTCCCAGGGATAGACCGTAATTTTGCCGCCAGGGAAGGCCGAGGGGCAGGCGCATCCACCTGAAATCAGCGCGATTTCTTGCTTGTATTTTTCACGGCGCGGTCGCCGGTCGGTTACGTGACTTTGAAAGCTCATGCCAGGAAGAACAGCAGATTTTAGATGTGCGGCATGACGATGGGCGTGACGATGGCACCGGGGAGAACCGTAGCGGTTGCGGGCTGTCCGGCGACGGCCACGCTGGCTGACCCAGCGGTTCCTGGACTGCTGGACTGCTGCGGGGTCGCCCCCGTAGTGGCGCTGATGTTGCCCCCGCTGATGCCCAAGAGCTTCGTTGGCTGGATGATAGGCACCGGAATCGGAACGCGTAGGATGGTGCTGATGTTGCCCCCGCTGGTGCCCAAGAGATTCGGCGGCGCAAAGTTCAAGTCCACGGCCAGGTTGGGTAGCCCCAGCTTGAAACTCGGCGGCACGATTTTAGTGGGCACGTTCTGGGCCACAAGCACTACGTTGATGACCGGGATGGTGCCGATCCTGACCTGGATAGTCACTGTAGCCTCCGGGACCGCCCGGATGAGGTCTTGGGCGTCTTCGACGATCGCGTTGAAGAGCGATGCTGCATTGCCTAGGAGCCAGGTGATGGCCTGGGGGACACCGAGCACCGAAAGCTGGGCCAGCACGAAGTTGCCCAGCATTTTTGGGTTGATGTTGAGTTTCAGGAACGGCACCGGCACCTGGACAACCACGGTGTAATTGAACTTGGCGTGGTTGATGTCCAACAGGCTGCTGCCCTGGCTGGTGGTCGTGGTCGTGGTTTGCGAAAGCGTCAGGCCACCGCTGTTGGAAGTTGTGGCCATAGGTCAAGTCGTTTGCATGGTTTTAGACGCGCTGTCTGTTGGAAAGAGGGGATCGGTCACAATGGGCGGCCCAGTGGGCGAACCGTGGTTGCCGTTGGTGTGCGTGTGGCCGACAAGCCACGCCAGCATCTGAGGCGTCAGGAGCAATACAGAGTAACCGGCTGCGGTGCCCACGGCGAAGGCTTCGGTGTTGATTACCATTTGCTGGCCGTTGATTGAAATCTTGCCGTTTTCAATGACCAGGCCGTTTCCGAACGGTTCGCCCAGTTGGACCTTGTCATTCTCAATGGAGAGAGAAGCTCCGCCCGCCGAACTGATAGCGATATTGCCGTCGTCATCAATGAGTAGCGAAGCGCCGGAATTGGTGCTGAACAGGACCGTATTGCCCTGGACGGTGATCAGCGAGGTTCCGGCCATGATGGTCAGGCGCTCCGTTTTTAATAGGGTGCTGGTGGGGGCGTTCAGAATGACCTTGGCGGCGGAAAGCAGGGCCACGTTCAGGGCTTGGATGCGGATAAGCTCGGTCACGTCGTTGACGGTGATGCCCTGGCCCTTGGGCGTTTGCAGCACCGCCGCCCCGCCGAGCTTGCTGGTTTGCAGAAGCACTTGCTGGCCCTCGGAGGTTGTCAGGCTCACACTCTCCGGTCTGATTTCCAGGCTGTGCCCGTAGCGCGTTAGGATGGCCCTGGCGGGGCTGCCTGCATCGCCCTGGGCGGTCGCCTGGTATTGGTGAAGTTGCAGCGTCTTGGCCTGGCCCTGGGTCTGCGCGAGCCACTGCCAGACCGGCTTCTCCGGCTCGCCGTCCAGGAATTGAACGGCGACCTGATCGCCGATAGCCGGGAGCATGGAGAAACCCCCGGAGTCGTTCGAGCCGCCCGCAGGCAGGCCCATTGGCAAGGCCCACGGCAGGTCGTCCACCGGGATGGCTCCCACAACACTGCCCTGGATGCCGTAAACCGAGGGAACGCGCACTTTGATGCGGCCCAGCCGTTCCGAATCACCGACTTTTTCAACTCGACCGAGGTATAGACCCGTTAGATTCATGCCTTGATTAAGTAGCTGTCACTATTCAGGTCTTGCGCGATTTCTTTTGCTTTTCCGTTTCCAATCCTGTTCTTTCCTGCTGGCGGCGGCTGGCACTGGCCGTTAACCGGGATCGGAAGCGATCCGAAACAAGCCCTGGCGTTAACGCAGGTTTTAAGTCCCCGTTGCCAGGGAATCTCAGAT